TTATAATTCTTCGACCGTCAATAATAATCCTTCCGAATTCAACTTATCAGCTTGACTTATTTCCTGTCTAGGATTATCGGCGTGAATTATTAAGATTACAGATTTCATTCAACAACCTCATCCGTTATGGTTGTAATTTGAACAGAAGGAAGGAACCTGACAATGAACCCAACTCAAATCATGGACAAGATTTACAAGCTGCTGGATCGAGTGGGTTTTCTGGCAGACAAGGCTTATCAGGAACATCTGAAGGCAGAAGAAGCAGCTGGTCAGCCAGTGGCGTTCAATATCAGTAAGGAAGCTGAAGAGGTAATCGCTTCATTCAGTCAGGAAGATGTTTCGAAAGTGGTTGAGCGTAAGAAGCGGTTGTACGGGTTGGGTTAAATGGAAGAGACACCGAAATGAATCACAAAGAGTTTGATACAGAGCTTTTGAAAGAGCTAAAAACTCTAAAGTCTATGTGGGCTAAAACCCTTGATAAGGTTGAGGCAACGGCTAAGAAAACTGAAAAAAGCAAGCAGCTTGATTGTTAAAAAGAAGCCCGGTTAGTTCCGGGCTTTTCTTTAACCCACACTCTCCGCCCGTATCGAAGTCACGAACCCACTCCTCCCCAGTTTATGTGTCACTTGGTTAATAACCCACTCCCCATCAACCCCATTGCGGAATCCTGTCAGGGTCAATTTCCCCTCTACTCGCAAAGATGGATTCCCCGGCAAGGTCAGGCTTGCAGTTTGGGTACCGCGCTGAAGGCTGTCCAGCTTGGAGCGGGCGGCTACTTTTGCCGCTTCTTCGTCAGGGTGCTGGCCTCTCAAGGTGTAAACGGGCTTGGTGTCCGGCTCTCCCACTCTAACGGGTACCCGTTGAGCCGTGGCGCTGTTATGCCAGTGTGCGATGACGGCAGTGTACTTGCCCCGGTCGGTCATGGTGAAGCGGTAACGGGTGAGTTGTTCGGGTGTCAGGCTAATGGCAGGCAGGTCTTTACCACTGGCGGTGCGGCCTTGTCCTTTGGGAACAAACAGTAATCGTCCTTCTTTTATTGTGCTGACCGCGTCGTACTGTCTGGCCAGTCGGGTGAGGAAGTGTAAGTCCGACTCTTCAGTCTGGTCGATGTGGGCAATGGTTTTGTCTTTCAATGTTTCAGCAATCACCGGCTCAAGTTGATGGTTGCCGGCAATGGTGCGGGTTAAGTCATCGAGGGTGACGTTCTCCCAGCTTCGGGTATTCTGGGATTTGAGGCTTTGTCTGAAATCAGCAGCCCTTGCCCGGATGGTGAGCGTGTCAGGTGGGCCTTCCATGTTGAGCTCGTCCACAATAAACAAACCCATCGGGCTGAGCTTGTCGTTACGGTAGCCCAGATGCAGGAACAGTTCGGCACCGGTTCTCGGTAAGCGTACAGATCGGTCACGGTCATCGAGCTTGATTTCAAGTGTGTCAGACTGGATACCTGATTCGTCTGTCACGCTCAGGGAGATAAGCCGATCCTTAATGGCATTGGTAATGTCCTGACGGTCGGCTTCAAGAGTAAATACGGGCTGCATCAGTCCCACAACCTCACTTCTTTCTCAGCTTTCGGCGCGGCAATATTAGGCAGGTTAATAACAACCCCTGCCGGCAACACAGCCCCCATCTGCGCCAGTCTGGGATTAGCCGCCAGCACTTGTGGTAATACGTCGGTGCGCTGGTAATACTTCAGGCAGATGTCGTCGAGCATATCGCCGTCGCGTGTACGGTAACGCATGGGGAGTCCCTGTAATTAATGGGTTTTCTTTTTACTGCGGCTTTTAAGAGACCGGTTCTTGTAGGCGTCGTGGGTCTCGACTGAAAAGACCTGATAGTGATTTTCTTCCAGCTTTCTGAGGTGTATTCGCCAGTAGAGGTTTACCCGGATTGTGTAACATTCAGGAAAACCGGTCATTGACTCAAAATTAAGGGAAGGGTATTGAGGGTTGGCAACAAATGTCTTCAACTTGTCTTTGACTTTGCTGTGTAAGCTTGAGGGTACGTGCTTCTTTAACTGCTTCTGAAACCTTGGATGAAAATCAAGTTTGATCATTGTTATAAGGAGTCAAATACTTCGTCAAAGTTGTCCCCTTCCCTGAAGGTGGCAACGGGAGGGTGGTCTTTTTGTCGTTCTGAAAGCACGCAAACAAGAGCCATTCGAGTATCCCGCATAATCTCAACAATGGAATAGCTATGGCTTAGGAAGTGGTTTAAAACAGACTCAACTTCCCCGCGTCGATGAGGACTATAAGAGGCAGCTTTGACTAATTTATTCTCTGCCCTTTTGCGAAGAGGCTTATAGGCCTTGTTGATCATCTTCTCATTGGCTTCAAGGTCATCAATCCTTTGCTCCAGATCCTCGTCAGATAGAACCGGAATGCTGATCATCAGGTTCTCAAGGCTGGATGTCATATGACGGTAGAAGTCCTGACAGGTATTGATCACATCTTCACTACGAGTCAGGTCGCCACCGACAAAAGCGGCAAAGTTATGCTCGAACCGTTCAAAGCGTTGTTGTGTATTCATAGTCATGAGTCTAAACCCCATTAGCTCCCTTGTCGATCCTCCCCATACTCCACCAGTTCCAGTCTGAACCGAATATGCCGGGGCGCGCCATTGGCTAGCAGGTCGCCCCGGGTTTCTTCGATGCGGGTGATACACCACTTGCCCCACACGTTACCCAAACCATCGGTCATGATTAAAGGCTCGCCCTTGCCTGCCTGTTCCCGCATAGCGTCAATCTGTTTCAGGCCGCCTTTATAGTGGGGCAGTATTTCACCTTCCAGGTGAACAGTGTCAGCATCGGGTCCGGTGAACTGTTGGGCGGGTTTCCGGTTGACTCGCTGTTGTGCCTGCCACTGGTAACGGCTGGAACGTTGCAGAGTTTTGTACGCTGCCGTGTTTACGCTGAAACGGTACTCGCCCAGAGTCATTAGTACATCACTCATCGTGCTGGGCTCCCTGTTCCTGATAGGCGTTCTTCTCGTCGATCCGTTCCATAATGCGCTCGGTCAGGGCTTCGGCGTCTTCGTCCGGTCGCTGGTAAATCTGGATGCGTTCGACGGTGGTCATTTGCTGCTGGGTAATAGGTGCTGGTGCAGCTACAGCGGGTGTTGCCACCAGTGCAGCGGTGACAGCTGCGGCGGCTCCCGTTTTGGGTAGATTACTGGCAACGGCTTTTTCAGGTTCGGTATCATCGCCGGTAAACAGACTGCCCACTTTATCACCCAGCATACTACCGCCAACGCCACCAATGATGGAGCCGAGTACGCCACCAACAGCAGTACCGATGCCGGGGGCGATGACTGTTCCCAAAGCGGCACCCAGTTTCGCACCACCTAAAGCACCGCCAATACTGCCTGCCGTGTTGCTAACATCGGCGGCTTTTTCTCCGGCACTCAGGTTGCTGTTCATCAGAGTAGAGCCAACACTTAACGCTCCAATCCCTGCGCCGACCAGTCCCAGTTTGCCACCCATGGCTTTACCGGCACGGGCAAGTCGCCCGCCTTTTCTTGCCTTGCCGCCAGCAGAGCCTATCCCTCCAACACCAGCCCCGCCCATTTGCAGACTGGCTTTTTTCGCTGTGAATCCGAGCATCGCTACTGCACCAGTCAATGCAGCAATGGCGGTAATCACCGGGGCAGTGATCAGGGCAATGGTACCAATGCCCCCGATCAGGCTGACAATACCTGTGGTCATGCCGGGGCTTTCTTCCACAAATTTGTTGATGCCTTCAATAATGTTCTCAATCTTGGGCATCAATCGTTCCAGTACCGGCAGCAGGGCTTGTCCGATGCGCTCCTGCAGGGCTTGCCAGCGTTGCTGCATCAGCTGGATCTTGTTGCCAGTAGTGTTGGAACGGTTATCAAACTCCCGCTGCATACTACCGGCAAACTGTGTTTCATCATTGGTTAGCCGGACGGCTTTTTGGTACTGCTCAAGGCTACCGGTTAGCAGTGATATGTCGTCTGCGTATTCGGTACCAAACAAGTTAGCCAGTACGCCTGCCCGTGACTGGTTATCCAGTTGTGACACGCTTTCCAGAAAATCACTCAGCGCTCCTTGAGCATCATCACCAATGGCCATTGACAAGTCGCTGGCCGAATAGCCCAGTTCTGCCAGTCCGTCCTGAAACTTTGCGCCCTGTTGCTCTGCTGTCTGGAGTTTAATTAACAGAGCATTGATAGCCGTACTGGCCACTTCAGGTGGTTTGCCCAGGGCAATAAAGGCATCGGCTAACGCAGCCGCTTCCCGGGCAGACAAGCCAAAGGTTTTTGCTGTACCACCAATACGCTGGAGTGCAGGCACAATATCGCGGGCTTTCGCTGCCGTGTTATCCGACAGGTGATTAATAACATCACCCAGCTTATCCATTTCAGAAATAGGGATCTGGTAAACGTTAGCCAGCTTCGCCATGGCGTCGCCTGCTTCTTCCGGCAGCATGTCAAAAGCGGTGGACATTTTCGCCACGGTTTCAACAAAGGTAGGCAAAGCATTGCGATTCACACCCAGCTGACCACCGGCGGCGGCAATCTCTGCCAAGCCTTCCTTGGTGATGGGAATGGTTTTGCTCATTTCCTTGAGCTGATTACCAAAGGCTTTAAATTGCTCCGGCGTGTCAAAGTCTACCACCTTGCGCACGTCTGCCATCGCCGACTCAAAATCAATGGCTTGCTGGAGTGGTGCTCTAAGAATGTTGGTAAAGCTTTGCCCGACACGCCTTGTAGCCTCTCCCACAAACATCATGTTGGCAGATCGTTGCAGACCACGGTCGTATTTCTCGGCGGCTTTGCTCAGGGCTTTGGATCGTTGTTCAATGGCCTTCATTCGGTCGCCGAGCTTACCCATTTTACCGGCGACCTGTTCGTTGGCCTGACCCAGATGTCGGGTGTCGATGCCTGCGCTGCGCAACTCGCCGCGCATCTCCCGGGTTTCATTGCGTAAGGTCTGGTGCAGCGTCGCCAACTTCTGGCATTTCTTCTTGGAGCGTTCAAACTCTTGCTGAAGTTTCTTGGTGGGCTTGCTGGTTTTTTGTAACTCTTTTGCCAGCTGCGAGGTTCTCAGTCGCGCCTTGTCCAGTTCCGACGCTGTAGACCCTAGCTTGCTCTGGAGTGCTTTCAGGGCATCAATGTTTTTTTGATGTCCTTTCAGTTGTGACAAGGCCTTTGTCTGCTTGCCCAGACTGTCAGAGAACTTGTCGGTACTGCGGGTAATTTTCCGAATTGGAGCCGTGACTTTATCCACCGCCTGAATAATCACGGAGAGCTTGGTATCGGCCATGCTATAATAATCCCTTAGTGTTCAGGCTCGTATTCAAACCTCGTATCAGACAAGGATGCCCGATGAATAAAGTGCTGACTGTCATTCGTTTTTTGTTCACCGTCGTTGCGGCGTATTTCCTTCTCTATGGCTTCAAGGAAATTGACTTCCTGTTTATTGTGTTGGGCTTTCTGGTTTATGGATTCGGTATTGGTTTGACACTGCTGGTAGACGGCAGCCTGAACGACGAAGGCTGTAAGGATCGAGGCGGGCCGACACACATTAGCCGATATTAACGATTGTGTTTTGGAGCCCTTTCCAGTGCCAGCTTGTGAAAGGCAACCAGTTCTTCCAGTGGCATCGACTTCATATCTGGCAGTGACCAGTGAAACAAGATCGCAAGGTTAGCCATTAATGGCCGGAATTCATCCGGCTTTAAACCAAAAAACCCGCCGCCTTTTCTGAGATTTTCTCAAAGTCAGCAACGTCCATGGTGCTCACTACTGCCGGTGGAATGTTCGCCAGCCTGGCGAGAATAGCTGTACCCCGTTTCAGTTCGTTTTTTTCATGCTCAACCGCTTCCAGATCCGCAACGGTCATCCGTCGTAAATGCAGAGTATCGGTTTCAATGCCATCCACTTCGATGGGGTATTGCAGTTTAAAGGCTTCTTTTTTGCTCATGTTGATAGTCTCGTTTAAAAGTAAAGAGAGATAGCTGCAATCACAGCCGCTGTACCAAATAACCAGGTGGACAAACTGACAATAAATCCAGCCCGGTCTGCGCCTTGGGGAGTCATATCGCCTTGTACCTTTAGTTGCCCGTTTGTTTTATACTCTTCCATATGGTTCATTCCTTTGGCTTGGAAAGGTTTGAATCAAAAGCCCGACTGTTTGCAGCAGCCGGGCTTTTGTTTTCAGGGTTTGTTAAATACCCAACGCGTCCCGCAACTCGGCGGTTTGATCCACACCATTGATAATGCAGACCAGGTTGACCGGATCAATCTCATGAATCACTTCACGATCAATGGTCAGCCGGTAGTAATGCAGGGTCATACCGACTTTCAGGGTGGTGTCGTCGCCGGGCTTCCAAGTACCATAGTCAGTTTCTTTGATCAAACCGCGCTGGGTAACAACGACCTTACCCTTGTTACCGTCCTGACTGACGGTTGCCCCACGGAATTCAAAAGGGACAGTTTCACCCGGTACCACTTTCAGCTGCTTCAATACCGAACGGCTGCAACTGTTGAGCGTGAACTCGCTTTCCATCTTTTCCACTTCACCAGTGGGAATATCCACCGGTGCGCCCATACCGCCCGCCATGTACTCCCGAAACTTCGGAGTGATTTTGGGCGGTGACAGTTCCTGCGCCTGACCGACGAAATCCTCGCCATCAAAGTACAGGTTCATATTGACCAGGATGTCCTTGATCATGCGACGATCTCCTCCAGGTAATCATTGTTCAGGTGGCTGCGGAAGGTAATGCGTTCTGCAGGGCTGAAAGGACCGAAGTCAAAGTCGAAGTAAACCTTACCCGCCTGAATCGATTCTTTGGTATTCAGTTCAGCATCTGCCCAGCACTTACCACCCTGAATGGCGCCCAATGCTTTCAGTTCACGCAGATAGGCATTGACGCCATCAGTGACGTTTTCCACATAGGTCTTGGTGATGTTGCGATCCACTGCCCACAGGTGCGCCCGCTGGATGCTGTCCTGAATAATGTCTGCCGTACGTCGTACAGACAGGAACGCCCACTGAGGATCAGCACCAAGAGTGCGGTTACCCCAGAGCCGGAAGCCGTTTTCACGGATGATGGTGCTGACGTTCTCTTCGTTCAGCAGGTTGGCCCGGCTGTTCACATCGCCCAACGCGAAATCAACCGGGCGGGCTGTGCCGATAATACCGCGCATTTCGGTATTGGACGGTGACCACCAGAAGCCGCGCTCGTTGTCGGAACGGGCAATCATACCCGCCACCCTGGCAGACGCAGGCTCAACGGTTTCGGCGTTCAGGCTGGTGTCCCAAACCCTTACCCACGGATCCACCAGATAAGCACGATGGGAGCCGAAGTTATCAGCGTACGTTTTGGCGGCTGCGTCGTCGGTGTTGGGTCCATCGATAATCGCTACAGCTCGCAAACGTTCTGCCACCACGACCAACTCGGCACCGCCAGCATCTTTATGGCTGAAGTTTGGCGCACAGAGAATACGGGGCTGAACACCCACAATACTCTTGGCACCCAGAAAGGCATGAACGCCCTCGTACTCACCGCCAGCACCTACACCGCCAATCACATTGGACAAAGTGTCAGCATCGTCTGACCCTTCTTCGACACGCACCACCACAACAGCAGCACCCACCTGATCGAAGATACCATCAATAGCAGACGGCAGTGTGCCACCGTCGCCCAGTGCGGCGGCTTCCGTGCGGTTACCGGCAATCAGTACCGGTGTATTGACCGGAAATTGAATCGGGTCGGCATTGGGCGCTGTACCAATCAGCCCGATCACGGAGCTTTTGACGGTGCGGATCGGCCGCGTTCCGCCATCAATCTCCACGACCTCAACGCCATGTAAAAAGTCCGTGGCCATAGGTTCTCTCCTTTGGAGTGTGGTTAATTCAGGACGACTTTCCTGAAGGCATAAAAAAACCTCCGGTTGGGAGGCTCTTCAATTCTGTGCAGGTAAAGCGAGCCTACAGCGCTCGCTTACCTTCATCTTCTTCTATGGATTTCTCGCAATGGTTGCTATCAAACCAGTCCAGCACCCGACACAGCACACAGCCCCAGCGCTGACCATTGCGGGCAGCTTTGGCGGCGCGGCTGCTGATGGTTTCGTCCGGGTCGCCTGCCAGCAGTGTGTTGGTTAACTGGTCGATGGCAATCAGCAGGTTCCAGAAATAACGGGTGATGTTATCCATCGGGGTTGAGTGCCTCCAGCTGCTCAACAAACGGCTGGGCGATGGCCATAAAATCGGCATCGTCCGGGGCGTTTTCTACCGCTTGTTTGCCTTTTAAACGGATGTTGCGGATCTCGTCCAGCTGGCTGAACCAGTAGTCGCCTGTCGCCTTGATGGTTTGGGCGGCGTCCTGTTCGGTTCTGCCGAAGGCTTCAGCGTCACTTTTGACGGGCTTGGGGGCTTCGCCCTGGTAGCCGGAATTGATCCACTGTACTGCTGTGTCGTAGGCGCGTTGGTATTCGGTTTCTATGAATGCTGAGTTGGTGGCGAATCGGGTTCTTGCGGCTCCGGCGGCGTTGTCGATGGCGGTGCAGGTAGATAGACGACGATCAGCTACCGAAGCAACTTTTTGTTGAGAGAGGATAGGCCGCCCTGTTTCAGATGCCTCTATCCGCTTTCCAGAGGACTGTCCTTCTAGTAAGGACTGGTACTCCTCATGTGTTATTTTAACCACATCATCCGGCATGTTGTTTCCATGCAGTACCGATGTGTAAAAACCGCCGGTTTGTTTACTGTAATAAGTATCCATATTAATGTCCTATCGCAAACCATCTTAATCCAATGATCACACCGCTGTTGTTACGTGCAATATAGAATTTGGCAGAAGTCTGAGTATATTCTCCGATTGATGTATACGTGTCGGTTGACACAAATCGCGCCTCAAATGAATTCATCAGTGTTATGAATGTGCTGGTAGGAAACGTAACCGGGAATGTGACAACTGATGTCCCGTCGGCACCTGTTACAGAAATCCCCCATTGAAAAATAAAACCACCCAACCACGACGGCAACGCCATGTAGCCATGATCACTCGAAAAATTGTAAGAAAAACCGGCACGCAACTTCTTTGGAGTGACGGCGTTACTGTCATTTGTTCCTGCATTCACTTCTGCCTGTGTGGCAATTTCCACAAACCCTTTTATGCTCTCTGTAGCATTACGCGCAAACGAATTTAACCGGCTCGCCAGTGTCTTAGGCGTCACCATCCGTGTATGAGTTGTTCCTGCATCCACCTCTGCCTGCGTCGCAATCTCCGCCTGCCCGCGTGTTGATTCTGTTGCCTGCCGTGTTCCGTCATCCCGTGCAACATCCACTGCTTTAGAAGTGGCAAGGGTTGTGCTTGATGTACTGGTTGCCGAGTCGCTGACGCCGGTGACCTTTGTGCCGCTGCTTAACTGGATACCGCCAAGTTTCAGGTTGGCGTTACCTTCCGAACCTTCCGACGCATCGGCAACCATGTGGAATTCATTGTCGCCATCGTCGTACCAAATGTGGTCTAAGTTGGTGCCAGAACCGCTGTAAACAATGGGTTTGCCGCCGGTGTTGATGCCTTCATTAAATTTTGGTCGTACATCGGTGCGGGCAAACTTCGACGTTAAAATGCTCCATAACTTCTTGGGTGTAATGATCCGACTGTCATCCGTTCCCGCATCGGCTTCTGCCTGTGTCGCTACTTCTGCCACGCCACGCCGACTTTCTGTAGCGGTGCGGCTGTTTAGCTTTTTAGGGGTGATGGCTTTGGTGTCATCGGTGCCGCCGTTCGCCTCTGTTTGAGTGGCGATTTCCACAAACCCCTTGATAGTTTCGGTAGCGTTTCGGGTGAACGACGCCAACCGGCTTTTCAGGGTTGCCGCTGTTATTACCCGACTGGTTGATGTGCCTGCATCGGTTTCTGATTGTGTCGCCAGTTCGACCACACCACGTCTGGAAGTGGTGGCGGTTCGGTTGTAGAGCTTCTTGGGCGTAATGAACCGGGTGTCGTCGGTTGATCCGTTGGCTTCGTCTTGTGTCGCAATCTCTGCCGTACCCAATAATGATTCAGTCGCCTGTGGCGCATAGATTGACACATCACCGGACGGCGCAACGGAACCCGGCGCGGCACTGAGGTTCAATTGTTCTGCCAGTATCAGGGTCGTGGTCGATCCTTTGCTCTGGATGACGGATCCGTCATCGTGCTGAACCGTGGCGAACAGCGCACCGCCATCGGTGATGAAGTCCATCTTTGTTACGTCGTAGCTTTCGGTGGTGCTGTCCTGGGCCACCACGTAAATGCGTGATGGTTCGATGACCTGAACGCCCACCAGGTCAAGCCGCTTTATTTTGTTGTTGCCATCAAACAGGTCAACGTAGCTGAGCGTCGCGCCCGAAAAGCCGTCAGCCTGAGCATTAATGGCCGCATCAATGCCGCTCTGGTGAATCATCATGCTCATTCCCATGTTCCTCTGTGAAGTACGGTGATTGATAGCTGTGACTGCAAATCAAACGGTGCGGTGTGAACTGTTCCGACGTTAAAAGTGAAGTCGCTGCGTAACGGCTTGGCCTGTTTGATGGCGTTGATGGTAGTGGGCCAGAACTGTTATATCGCGTGAATATTGACCCCAAACTCAACTTTATTAATCAATAATCCAATAACAATATCGTGCATCTTTTCGAGCTTTGAAAAACAAATTGTCTTTCTGGCCAACCGTTTAATCCAAGTCCGAAAATTAAGGTTTTTACGCTCTATCTTCTGAGTGTTTGCTTTACCAATAATATGCATGTTTTCATCAAGGTGTCGCTCATAGGCTCCCCAATCATCGGTGTAAAATTTATTAATACCAAATGGCTTCAGAAGTGTTTTGAGTTCTTTAAAAACTTCATCTTTCCGTTTTCCGAAAACATAAGCAAGCACGGTATTTGTAGCGTGATCAACAGCATACCAAAGCCAGCGTTGGTTCGATTTATCATGAACATACGACCACTGCTCATCTAGCTCAGCCTCTTGGCAGACAAGCCCTACATGAATAATTGCATCTGACTTGAGATCAATAGTTTGAATATTTGGGTTGACCTTTACCAGACCGCTTTCTTTTTTTTTAGAGTCTTTATTACTGTTGTCTTGCTTATTCCGAGTACTTTACTTGTATCCCTGATTCCGCTGCCATTTATTGCCATATCGATGATTTTTTCTTTAACGCCAGGCTCACAGGCCTTGTAGCGATATTCAAGCATGAAGGTTTTGATTTCACATTTGTCATTACAGCAATAGTATCGTGGAACATCATGAGTGCTGTATCCGAAAGGCCGAACTTGGTTACTGCCACATGTTGTACAGAGGACTTGCGTAAGGCACATTTTTAAACCGCATTTTTCAAAGTTGCCGAATGTCGTATTTTAGCAGACAGGGCTAGAATCACAGAACTGTGCCACTACCGCGTTGATGATGTCGTCCTGCAGGTCGGCGTCGGGTCGAAAGGCTGCGGTTTTGATGGTGCCGGGGGCGTTGTCGGGGACGGTTTCGCCTGCGTGGCTCCGGCTCCAGCCTTGTTTGCCGTTTTCAAACCGTGGGTTGGGGATTAGTTGTTTGTTTTCGAACAGGTCCCAGCATTCCAGTTCTGCGACCTGTGCGGTGCCGGTTCCGTCCCGGTAGTTGACGATAAACATGGGGCGTATGTAGGCCGTGCCGGGGCGAAATTCGTGATGGTCGTCACCAGTGCCGGTGATCTCGCCGTCAAACACCTGCCAGCCTGCAACGGTCAATTCATGACCACTGACCGCACAATAACGATAAGTACCTGCACCACCGCTTATATTCCTGAACGCCTTATCCAGCGTGGCAACACCTGCATAAACTTTATCCGGACCGGGACTGTCAACCGTCTGCCGAACCTTGAAACGTATGCGATAGACCCGACTGGTCTGCACGGGGATAGGTTCAGAACAGAACACCCATTCATCGTGGCCTGTACCGATTTCCAACACCGGCAACTGTCGCTCATTATCCTGCGCCGACAGATCCACGCTGAACGTGTGCGGTAATCCCTTCGGTGTTTGCTGCCACCACTCGGTAATGTTGGCCGTAGTACCGAATCGGGCAATGGCGTTTTCAACCGCTTTTAAACTGCCTTTAATGCGGTGTTGATAGAGTGCGTCTTTTAATGACTGGCGCTTGATGTGTTCCGGCCAGTCGTCGTTCCAGTCATCCACTGAGAACGCCCACGCGAGATAGGGCAAAAACTCAACCGGGCATTGATCAGGGTTCCAGAGCTGGCGGTAAATCACCGGCAACTGCTCAATGCGTTCGGTGACGCTGGCGAGAGCCCGTTCTTGTTGTGTAGCTGAAGGTGGTAGCAGGTCAGACACTTTCTGCTTCCTGCTTTTGTGTCAGTTCAATGGCTGAACAATAAGCCGCTTCGGTATCGGTCGGGGTGATGTCGGCTGCTGGTTCGTGCAGAACAACACGACTGACGCCTGCCTGTTGCAGTGCGCCGTAAATACCCGACACTGGCACAATAGCCCCGAGTCGGTGTCGCGTTTCTACAAACTGTTGAACCGCATCGCGGGCGGCATTCATTACCTGTTCTGCGCCTAAACCACTTTGGGTGTAGAGGTCAGCCCGGACACGGTAGGTGGTGATGGTCGCACCCTGTACGGTCAGCTCGTCAGTCAGCTGCCTGACGTGGGTCTGGTTTAAATGGTCGGTGACGGTTTGCAGCAGTTCGTCGGACGGTGTGCCGTCGCCCTGTCTTGAAAGGATGGTGTTGATAATGCTGGCGTCGCCCTGCCGTTTGGGTTGGGCGTCTTTCACCTGACCGTCTGCGCTGAGGCTTTGGAAGATGTACGAGCCTTCTGTTCCGGCGTTGGTTTGGCCTTCCATAGACAGTTGGATTCTGTAACGCAGATCGGTGTCACTTTCGTAGACAGGTTCACGGGGTGGTATGGCGTCCGGATCTCCGGCATCGATGACCAGCCGCTGGACATTCCAGAGTGCGCCCAGGTTGTCGAGGTCTGAACCGGTGGCATAAGGCAGCATCACCGCCTGTGCTTCGTCGTTGATCTTCGCCCGTAACAGCATTTCGCGGTAGGCGCAGACTTCGAGAATTTTGTAAGCCGGTTCGCTTTCCACCGGTGCATCAAAGTCGGGATAACGACGGCTCAACTCTGCCAGTATCTCGCTGAGGCTCTGCTCAAAGTCCAGCGCTTCCACCACTTTGGGCGGCGGTAACTGGCTGAGGTCGATTACCGTAAAAGCCATTAGATGATTAATCCTTCCAGTGTTACGGGTTTGCCATCCGGTAAATGTTCGCCTTCAATATCCAGCGTCACCTGACCACTGCTGACACTGACTACCTGTACTCTTTCGAGCTTTAACCGTGGCTCCCATTGATCAAGGGCTTCTGCCACAGCGGCATAGCATTCTGTTTTCCAGGCGGCGTTAACCGGCTCATCAATCAGGTCAAACAATCGGGAGCCGTAGTCACGTCGCATCACGCGGGAGCCGATAGGTGTTCGCAGAATGTCAGCAATACTCTGGCGCAGGTGTGCCTTACCGGACAGTGCTTTGCCGGTGTGTGCGTCGATGCCGTTCATGGTGTTTTATTGCTGCTGGCCAGTTGTGCCGGTAGTCGATGGACCGGACGCCACGCCGGAATGTTTATGGCTGTTATAAATGTCCCGGTCAGCCTGCATGCTGCGGGTCTGGTCGGTGATGTCTTCAGTGGCTTTGATATTGCCGTTTACGGTCAGGTCACCGGTAAAGTCGATGCCGCCAGTACTGACCAGTTCAGTGGTGGATCCGGACGGGAGCTGCACTTTCAAATGATGGTTTTTACGGTCGTACTCAAAGTGTGCGCCATCGGAGAAACGGTAAATCTCTTTATCGGGATCGCTGGACAATGCCGGTAGGTTTTCCTGATAACCACTACCCAACACCCACGCCTGCGCCGGATCGCCACAGGGGCACAACAAAATAACCTGTTCGCCCACTTCCAAGGGTTGCCAGTTGCGGTTATTACCTGCCCGCGAAGTAAGCCAAGGTAGCCACTGGGTTTTTAGCTTGCCAGTTTGTACTCGTACTTTTGCCTGCTGGTGATCCACTTCAGTAACAATACCCGGGCGTACGACGTTGGCTAACTGCCGTGCCAGCTCAACTACATCAAACGATTTGTTCATATTTATTTTCATTGTCTAAGCCGATGTCGGGATCAATGCCGACCATCACTGTGTCAGGCAGTAGGCTGTCGTCGGGTTCGGGTTCTCCGAGGTAGACGGTTTGTTCCCAACTGACGACCCAGGATTCGAAACCGGCTTTGCCGGGTTTGAAGTCGGCAGGCTGGGCACTGAGGTTATGAGGATGGCTGACTTCCGAACCCAGCCCCCAATGGTTGTAACGAATCTGGTGCAGAACTTCAGCGGCAAAGTTGGCAATGGCAATAGAGACTTTGTCAGCAGGTAAGCCCTTCTCCGGCAAAATGGCGCACAGTGAAAAGCTGCACTCGACAGCGGTGCGACCATCACCGGTTTCATTGCCACCGTTCATATGATCCAGAGCCAGAAGCAGTGCCGGTGCTTTGATGTCTTTCACCAGTGGACTGTGAACACGCAGCGTCTCGACTTTTTGGGCGAAAGGTTCCTGAAGGCTTTCAACAATAGCCTCGTGTACTTTGGTTAGGGTCAGACTCATATCAGCTTTTATCGTGATTCAATGCGTAGTTCAGTTCTTCATTGAGTCGGCTGAGGTAATAGCTTTCAGCTCTTTTTTCCAAACGTGCGATTACTTCAAATCCGGGCTCTTCAATATCAATCTGCACTTTTTCAATAGGAAGCCGTGATTCACCGGATCGTTTCCAGATATGAGGGGAGCCGCCATTAACAGAGGCTACAAAAGCACCGTCAAACCGATGCTTGCCAGCCCTTGCGCCGAACTTTGCCTGTTTGGGTTCTCCCGCCCTGCGTGCTGAAACAGGGTTAAGCCCGATCCATATGTTGCCGGTCAGATCACCGGCATCAAAGCTGGACATGACCCGATAGCGTATGTTCTTAAGGGGAATCAGGGTTTCTTTCGCAATGGCGCTGGCCAGCTGACGTGACAGCCAGTTATGGGTTTTACGCACAGCCCGCCGCATGGCCTTGGCCAGGGCAGAGCTTTTACTCAACATGAAGCCCTTTATTAAATCCTGATCTGCAGCAGACAAGTCGATATTGATCACAACCAGTTACCCGCCTCGGAAGACTGGGTATCAGCTAGCAGAATAACGGTGATGCCCGTACCATCAGGCAACTGTTTACCGGCTGTAAATTCTTTGCCCTTGATAACCAGCGTGTCGCTGTCGTTAATCAGGGCGGCATCTCCATCCAGTACAGTAATAACCGGAACGCTGTAATCCAGTTCCAGCTTGGCTAATTGACCTTCTTCGGTAGGGATGTCAAAGACACCTCCAATAACCTGACCGTCTGGCAGTTGTACTGGTGTTGAAAAGGTTTTGACTGACCGGCGGTTAGCACGGTCAGCCATTCTGTCCCAATTGGGCATCGTGCTTTCCCTTTACAGAGTCAGTTCGATGATGCCCTGGGGCATGGTGCACAGGTTAAGCGGGTTGGACTGGGCTTCCAGTTCAACACTCTTGCCCATGCGTCCCGGCTCCTGCTTGGCGTAGTAGGGCAAGCCATCGGTACCGACGGTTTCCATGTAATCCGCTGGTGCGAAATTGGTGACGAACATATCGGCTACACCTTCGGGTACCAGGTAGGCTTTGTCGTCTGCCACAAACTTCTGACCGTTGAGCTTGCCGCGATACTCTTCCCAGCGAACGTCCGCAAAGTCGAACCCGCCACGGGGATCGTTACGCAGCATTTCGCCCTGGTTGTAACGCTGGTAGGCATCGGCAACCGCCTTGTGATCGCAGAAGCTGTCAAAGAAAATACGGCCGCAGAGCGCCCGGTAGCCGTCAACGTTGGCTTCCAGCGCATCTTCACTCATGCGGATGCCTTCGCGCACCTTGGTGCGTACCTTGGTGGATTCGGTTCCCAGCTTCAGTGAATGGGACTGCTGAGTCAGACCGAAAGCGTCGTAGACATCGAGTAATACAGAACCGTCCGCATCCAAAATCTTGCCGATAATGGCGCCGATACGCTGAAACTCAATGGTGACATCGATGGCGTTACGCATCTTTTGCAGACGACGGTTGACCACCGCTTCAACCATCTCCTGATCGGTGGTACCAAAGGCACGCTTGCCAATGATTTCATCGGCAAGGATCTGCGCCACCAGTGGCAGGTGTGTGGTTTTAAAGGCAACTGCATTGGCTTTGTCACCCGTCACTGGTGTACCTTCAGCGCCACGGGCTTTGGCTGGAACAATTGCTAAACCGTTCTTGCGCTTTTCGATCATCACGGCAGTGGTCGAAATACCTTCTTCCATAAACAGCCCGAGGGAAGAAATACGACCCGGCTTGTAGGTCGTTTCGTTAATGCCCTTGGTCAAATTGATGACCGAAAAGGCGTCGTCATTAAAGACGTCCATAGTCAGAGGCATGGTAGTGCTCCGTATCCGTTGGATTTATTAAAGGTTGGAATACTTCAGAATTGGGTAAAACTACGACTCTGGTCGCTACGTTAAATAGCACCGCTGCGAACTTTGATACCTTTCGCCAGCAAGGCAGTAACCGCTGCATCTTTCTTGGCAGCAGTAATGCCATCAGGCCAGACCAGCAAGTCGTCAATCACTTGTGCATCCAGATCAATCAAAACCGCCTGCATATCACCTGCACTGGCATCGACACGGGAATACAAAACACCGGCTGCATTCTGGTTGCCATCCGTGCCAGAGGTTTTCAGGTCGGTGAATTTACCGTCGGCAGTCAGCTGCCCCATCACGGTACCGGCTTCATAGCTGCCACCAGTGACAGTGACCTGTGTACGGCTGCGGTCGCTTTCGGCTTCGGACAGGAGAAATTCGCCAGCCCGGGCTTGCTCTGTTTTCATGGGATTTCCTCGGAAGGTTTGGGAAGGTCAGGCGTAGCTAAACGTCAGCTACGGGTTAATCGTCCGAGCTGGACGGTTAATTGGTTTGACGGCTGTTTGTTTCGCTGCGGCGCTGGTAAATGGATGAGGCGTTAATCGTACCGCTGCCTTTACCATCGTCAGGATTTTGGTAACTGGACTGCTCCGGATCGGCAACCGCCTTGGTCTCGGTGATCGCAATGGCAATCGCTTTATGGTAGTGGCACAGTTCTGTGATTCTAGCCCTGTCTGCTAAAATACGACATTCGGCAACTTTGAAAAATGCGGTTTAAAAATGTGCCTTACGCAAGTCCTCTGTACAACATGTGGCAGTAACCAAGTTCGGCCTTTCGGATACAGCACTCATGATGTTCCACGATACTATTGCTGTAATGACAAATGTGAAATCAAAACCTTCATGCTTGAATATCGCTACAAGGCCTGTGAGCCTGGCGTTAAAGAAAAAATCATCGATATGGCAATAAATGGCAGCGGAATCAGGGATACAAGTAAAGTACTCGGAATAAGCAAGACAACAGTAATAAAGACTCTAAAAAAAAAGAAAGCGGTCTGGTAAAGGTCAACCCAAATATTCAAACTATTGATCTCAAGTCAGATGCAATTATTCATGTAGGGCTTGTCTGCCAAGAGGCTGAGCTAGATGAGCAGTGGTCGTATGTTCATGATAAATCGAACCAACGCTGGCTTTGGTATGCTGTTGATCACGCTACAAATACCGTGCTTGCTTATGTTTTCGGAAAACGGAAAGATGAAGTTTTTAAAGAACTCAAAACACTTCTGAAGCCATTTGGTATTAATAAATTTTACACCGATGATTGGGGAGCCTATGAGCGACACCTTGATGAAAACATGCATATTATTGGTAAAGCAAACACTCAGAAGATAGAGCGTAAAAACCTTAATTTTCGGACTTGGATTAAACGGTTGGCCAGAAAGACAATTTGTTTTTCAAAGCTCGAAAAGATGCACGATATTGTTATTGGATTATTGATTAATAAAGTTGAGTTTGGGGTCAATATTCACGCGATATAACAGTTCTGGCCCACTACCCGCTTTATGAACACCTTCAGCATGACCACAGTCTTTGATAATGGTTTCGGTTTTGTCCTCAAGACCGGCAGCGGTCAACACGTCACGAATTTTTCCGGCTTCGGCCAGTTCTGCGGTGGCCTGCTCCATAGTGGCGCCGGACTTGATCAGGCTGGACGCCATAAAACCAAACTGTTTGCCTTCGCACAGTTCCAGCAGTTCGGCGGCATCGGCTTTTTGTGGGGCTTCCGGTTGCGGGGCTTCGGGTGTTTCAACCGTTTGTTGTTGTGATTGTTCCGCAGGGTCTTTCACTGCGGGGGCTTTGGTTTCCTGAGTCATAATGGTCGCTCCTTCTGGCGAGTTAACGGTCAGGGTGGTCCCCACAGTGAGCAGGGATTGGGAAAACTTTTGGAGAACATCATCAGCAGGCATCACTTCATCCACCAGGTTGTGGGTGATGGCTTGACCGGCGGTAAAGATACCGGCTTCGGTATTCTTAACAGCCTGCTGAGTCAGGCCGCGATATTCGGCAATTCTCTGGGTGAACAGGTCGTAGGTTTCATCGACGGACGTTTGAATTCTGCTTCTGACCGCTTCTGGCAATGGCTCGTAAATATTGCCTTCGGTCTTGCGGGAACCGGCATGGATCAGGGTGATGTTCACGCCCATCTGTTCAAAGTTTTTGCTGTAGTCAGCATGAACCACCAGTACCCCGATGCTGCCTACCTTGGCGCTACTGGTGGCAATGATCCGGTTACAGGCAGACGCTAACCAATAAGCGCCGCTGGTCATCTGATTGTAGGCCATCGCCCAGACCGGCTTGGTGCGCGAGATTTCACGAATCAGGCGGGCTGTGTCATCCACATTGTCCACCATGCCGCCGGGGCTATTTACATCCAGCAGAATGCCTCTGACGGTTTCGTCTTTTTCGGCTTCTCTCAGCTGGCTGCGAAGGTCGGCATAAGTGGTCATATTCCAATAACGACCACGACTTAACAGCATGCCTTTTACTTTAATAATGGCGATGCCGTCGGTGGTGGTTTTGAAGTCGTTGTAACCATAGCGGCCTTCATAATCCACAGAACGCTTCTGGGTCTGGACGGCTAATTGTTCGGCATAATGGGGAGGCAACAATAACGGGCTGTCGTAGACGTCGGCCGCCAATGTTTGGGAGCCTTCGTATTCAGGTAATAGCTGCTCGGATAGTAGTTGTTCAGGCAATGGCATTAGTCGTCATCCTCATCGGGGTCTGGTTCCGTTTTGCTGCTCGTTGGTTTTGCTTCTGGAAGACCTTTCCGGTATTCCATTTTCCGGCGCTCGTATTCAGCCTGCTCCCTTGCTACTTCATCAGCATCGAGACCATCTTCAGCGCACACCTTCGGCATCGAGGTCAGACTGCCGTTAATGGCATTAATCTTGGCTTTCACATCTTGATCCGGGTTGTTGTACTTCCAGCCATCCGGACGGGCTTCGTGGGCAAGGTAGTCAATGCGATTCTGGAAGTAATCGCCGGGAGTGGTCACCGCTCCGGAAGCGATGGCAGCGTTCACAGCCCAGAGCCAGGCATTGCGGCACACCTGATAAATCAGCAAATGATCCTGAGCCATTTCAATGCCACGACGGTATTCATTCAACACACCCCGTAACAAACGATCGTTGACGTTTTTCCAGTCGCCGGTCAGTAGTTCGTAGGGAATGTTTTGACCGATGGCAATCAGCTTGGACTGCCAGCTCATGAAATCGTTATAGCCCTGTCCGGTATTGTCACCGTTGAATACTTCGATACGTTCAGTGGGCAGCAGGTTCAGGAAGGTTCCGGGGTCTACATGCGCTTCGGGCATATCACCGTTTTCAGGATCAAGGGACTTGCCGGTAATGGGATCGTACAAGAAGTCATCTTCAGTGACGTCCTGATCCCTGTAAATGGCGCCGGTGATGGGTGAACGAGTCTGCTTTCGGGTCAGTTCCGCATCGTCGTAACTGTCAAAGGTGTAAGCCTTCAGCAAGCTTTGAACCGGATCGGGTTCGCCACGAATCTGCCCGGGACGGGTTGGCATGTAATGATGGATCACCTGGCTGGCAGGAATCCGCATCAACTGCCCCATATCCAACGCATCAGCGTCTTCGCCCGGATGGGATTTATACATCCAGTACGCCACCCGACGACCTTTCCTAAACTCAACACCCTGACGAATCATGTTGCCGTTCGCCCGTACCTGGTTCAGATCCTGCGGGACAAATTCCGATTCCAACACCTGCAGCTGCATGGGAATCGCCAAACCTTCGGACAGGCTGCGGGCGCGCATTCTGATAAATACTTCACCAGCAGTACGACGCGAACGAACTGTCTGAGACTGCAAGCCGTTGAAGTCGAGAATACCTTCAGGGTCAGCCTGTTTTACCCAGAGTTTCCACAGGGTGTTCATCTGTTCCTGAAAAGTTTTATTCTGGGCAGTACTGCGAACAGTGACACCGGTTCCCACTTCGTTAATGGTGTTCTTTTCAATGCCGCTGTAGATCAACGGCATATTGCGATACGCCGCACGGGTACGGTTACGCAGAGTGTTTAATGTGTTTCTTAACGCACTGTTGGGACCGTGGGCAGGCGCATACCAGTAACGGGTACGGGGGCTTTGTTTAGCCGCCTCATAACTGTTCGGTAATGTCTGGCCAGACACTAACGGCTGACCATCCAAGCCGATAATGGGCGAAACTCTGCGTGCAGTCATTCTTGTTGTTATCCCTTGCAGGTCGTCATTCGAACCGCACGAATCCGGCGCTTGCCTGCCAGTCTTTGAGCCACAATACGACGGGCTTCTTTCAATTCTTTGATGGAGCGATAACGGACTTTACGACCATCGGCGAACGTGACTTCCAGCTCGCCCGCTGTGATCGCTTCGTCAAGGTCGTCGAGTTGTTGTTGGGTGAATGCCATTTATTGTTATCCGATTTTGAAACGGGTTCGTCGTCCGCTGCGTCTTCTTCTTGGGGGTACATTGGCCGGACTGCGTTCGTCAGTCAGAACTTCTGAATTCTGATCCAGAGGTCTTGCCCAGGCGGGAGCGTTATCCCAGTCCACTATCTTGTGAGCGCCTTTATGGATTGCTGCGGCAAGGCTGTAGCAACACAGGTCAAAGGCTTCGTTCGCACCCTTGCCCGGCTTTTCCCAGACACCGTTGGCGTTACGGACTTCGTAGGTCAGCTCATCAAAGAACCATTCACCCAACCAGTCCGGAAAGTGAATGTATCCCGGTCCCGGTGTTTCTCGACTCAGTGCGTTGGCAATCTGATCTTTCAGTTCGTTAGTAGCAAGCAGGTAAATAGGCACATCACCCGCCGCTGATGCTTTACGATCCTTACGGCGGGTATTATCCGGAAAGCTTTCTTTAATCAGGCTTTGTTGTTTTCCACTGGCACCTTTCACCAGCATGATCCGGCGGTGATGCCCGTTACGCTTTGCCCGGCGGTAAAACTTGTAAGCCTGGTCGGTGACACTGGTCTGGCCTGACGTGCCTTTTTCACCACCAATATCAATGGCGGCCAGTAGCGGGGCTAATCGTCTTCCAGAATCATCAGCCAATGGGTAGCTTTTGTTGATGACCTGATCAATCAATAAATCCCAGTCTTCGGGATAAGCCGACGGGTCGATGGGCAGAAAATTGCCGTCATCGTCTTTGCGCTCACTGTGACGGATGTTGTAACGATCAACCACCCACTTTTCCATGCCTTCACCGTAGGCATGAACCTGAACAACGAATCTTCTTTTCTTTCCGCCCTGAACATCCACCGATGCCGTTGAAAATCGTGCCCGTAATGGGATGGTGCGCTTTACGGTTTCTTCAGCCCGGTCTTTCAGGGAGTCGGATGTTCTGGCTTCGGCTCGTATATGGCTTAAGAATGGCCGCCCAATATCCGTATTAACCGCCAGCCTTAGCGGGCCTTCGTTATTGGTTTTTTCAAAAATCTGCAAGGCTGATAGCAAATTGAAAACCAGCTGTTGCCAAGTTTGAAACGCAGCTGCCGGACCTTCCATCCAGAAGCTGGCAAAATCACTGCGGCGGGGTTCACCTTCCAACTGTCCGAACTTGTCAACCTTGCAGCCTTCAGGCACCCAGACTGCGCTATTCATCATTCTGGCTTTTTCGCTGGGTGGGATGGCATTGGAACCGCAAATTCCACATATAGGACAGTTGCACACCACTGTTTCACTGGCTGCTTTGATATCCGTTTCTTCCTTGTCCCAGTCCAAATATTCAAACCGAGCCGGAAAGTACATCTGGCATTCAGGGCATTGCCAGTACAAAAGACGACGATCGCCAATATTGTAAAGGCTGAGAATACCCACAGTGGGTGGAGCTTCATGTGGATTTTCTGTTGTCGCTTTCCACTTTGGGTCGATCACCTCAAAACCTGGTGAACCTTCCGCTACACACATACCACGAGATCCGAACGTCTGGGTACGCTTTAGCGCCATTCCCCAGGCTTCACCCTCGCCGCCAATATCTCTGGGATGCTTGTCGTAATCAGTCAGAACAACCCGGCGAAAATCGGAACCGGAAAGAATCCGTTTTGACGGATGACCAATTTTCAGAAAGTTACCTGACCTGAAGCGACGGTCAAAAATATTATTGTCATGTCCTCTTGGACTAATGCATTCCCTTAACTTCGGGCTATTCTCAAGCATCGGAGTAATTCGGGTTTTAGAAAACTCGGAAGCCTTTTCCTTGCTCATCTGTACAATCAGGAATTGCGACGGGTCACACTTAACGTCATAACCAAGAAAACCATCGACGAGGGCGTTGGTTTTAGCTGTTCGGGCAGGACCAGCAAAGATGACACCCCGATATTTGCGGCTGTTAAGCAGGTCGAGAGGTTCAAGTATGTAGGGTGCAACCTCCGGATCCCAAGGCTGGTAATTTCCTGACGGCCCTTTTGTCCAGACGTACCGGGTAATGGCTTCACTGACCTTTAGTCGTTGAGGTGGCTTTAACAGCCCAGCAATGTCAAATCTGACTTTTTCGGCACTGCCGTGTTTAATCATCATCGACTAACTGCTCAGCTCCAGACATAACAGCACGGTGATACATCTGCTCACGAATAGCATCAACTTCTGACTGTACTCTTTCCAACACATCGCCCGATAGTCCGCATTTTCTCTCAAGTAAATCAGTCAGGCTGTCCAGAGGATCAACAATTGCGCTCACAAAATCGGCGTACCCTTCTGCGACTTCACTGTTTGGTATGAGCTGACCAACTTCTTTTTCCAGAGCAACTCTGGAACGCTCCGAATCAAACCAGTCCTTACGATCTTTAGGAGGCATCTTGTCAAGAGAATCGTAACCACCGTAATCACCATCAACACCCGGTGCCGGAGCAAACACGGCCTTGGCAGCATCAGCCACCAGATAAAGAGGCGCGTTCCGTTTCTGATCAACTGGTAGAACATTTGCCTGCTTCAAGCGTTTACGAACCGTATCCCGGGAAACTCCAAAGGCTTCTGCCAGCTGGGTGATGTTCCAGTGAAATCTTGCTTGGCCATCCATACCATTCAACGTTGCCCGAGCTGACGATGACAGCTTTCTTCAAATGTTTATTCTGATAAGGCTTTTCGTCAGCGTCGTCAGGTCTCAGCCCAGCAACCACGGGGAATACCCCCACCTGCTGCTGACGACCATAGAAACCCGAAATTTACTCAAACTCCGCGCTCTCCGTCTCCCCGTGGTGGTCACTGAGAGGGTAGGGTCCCATCGGTTAGTGGCTCGATCCATGTACGCATTGACACCTGCTGGCAGACTCTCGCGCCTTCTTTTACAAGGCAGCTTGTCTTTGAATCAGTCGCCAGCTCCATCGACTCTGGTGCCTTTCTAATGTCACCGGTGTAGATGCCCCAGCAGAGCAAAGCGATCATAATAGTGAGTAATGTGATTAAGACGTTCTTCATTAATTGCTCTCTATCAGTTCCGCTCAATCAACCGATCCAGCTTACTGTTCATCTTGTCGATGCTGGACTTGAGTTCTTTCCAGGCTTCCTTGTTGGCTTCCCAGTTGCGGTTCTGCATTTCACGAACCTGCTCAATATCCTTGGCGTTTAAATCAATACGCCGTTCAATGCCTCCACCCCAGACGAACAATGAGGCAATCACCATAACTGTGCTGATGATATGGGTGATGCTTACCTTGCGATCCAAGTGCCAGTGCTCCATTAGCTTTTACTCCTTGCTCTTATAATTCCCTCTGCTGTACCACCGGCAAAGTAGAAACCAAGGATGATGGCAAATGGTACACCCAATGTGTCGTTGTTCTTGTTGGCCAGCTCTTTGGAGATGTCCAGCACTGTGTTGCTTCTGCAGATCATTTCAGTGGCGCAAGGTTCCATGAAAGCCGCGATGACCATCATGAATGCACACACCAACCAGACCAGTACGTAAGGAATACCAACGGTGAGAGCCAGAAAACGCTGAGCCAGTTTGAAGGGTTCATACGCTTTAAGCAGTCTGAGGAAATGTCCGGCCTTTTCCTGGTTGGTGAAGATCGCTGCATCGATGCCGTTGTAAATGCCATCGGTTGCCTTCTTGATGACATTGTCACTACCGAACAGTTTGCCCCAGAAGCTCATGATCTAATCCCGTCCAATATCTTCAGGCCACTCACCAGTCGCCATCATTTTGATTAAACGTCCAGCACGGTTAGGTACCTGCTTAGCCCAACGGCTCTCAAGCATTTCTTTTGCAGCCAGACTGAAGTCACGCAGAGCCAGAGCATTGATCATCTTCCGGAACTGCGAAAACTTCGGCCAGCCAAGGTTGAAGCACATATCAACCAGCACAGTCTGACGCACACGATCCAACTGATCCCAGAACAGAAGGTTCCGAATCAGTACCTGCCGGCAATCGTAAACATCATTGGCTAACAACTGCTCTGCTTCGTCTCTGGTTATTCCGTTATCTTCAATATTGCGACCATAGCCAATAGTGAGTTTTCCAGCAGTGCAGCGATACGGACGCGAGCGAAAGCCTTCATGATGTCTGATCAAGTCTTCAGCTTTCATGGGTTGGGAGAATGCGGACATTTTTATTTTTTGAAGTGGGGGCGGGAGCTGGACTCGAACCAGCGACCTTCGGCTTATGAGACCGACAAGCTGACCATCTGCTCTATCCCGCCAAAACGAAAACGCCCCGACAGGTTTAAAACTGTCAGGGCGTAAAAATCGGGAGTATGGGGTTATATTGGTTTATGGGTTTATGAAAGTCAACAGTCATGATTAACCAGGTCCGCTAATGCCAGAACGAATTCAGCCCGTTTGGTGGCCAGGTCGATTAGTTGTCTAACAGCTTTCCGAACTTCCCATTGTTGGTGGTCGATGGTTCTCTGATTCTCATCATCCGATGCCTGGAACGGCTGTAGCACTATGTCAGGCCGCAATGCTCTCAATGCCATGTACTGCAATCGCTTTTCGTTCGCCAGCACACTGCCACGAACAAGCCCCTGATCGATTAACCCTTTCCGGATTACTGGCCAACCCTCCTGCAGAGCATCACGCAGGTTATCGGTCATCGCCAGTCGTAACCGGTAGTTGCCGGTTTTTATCGGGTTGCCGTCGTGCGTGTAACGAACTCTCAGCAGTTGGTACGACACCGGATCCAGCTGGTGACGTAACAGGCCAGCGGTCATGCCTGCCTGAGTTGCCCAGTCCACCCTGGTCAATCGATCCTTGTCGAAGTTTGGATCCAGCTGAACGGGTATATCCAGCTCCGGATACTTGTCCGAAAGCTTGGATGCCAGAAGTTGCCATCCTGCCGATTTGTAGCTGTCGAACAGGGTCGGGTTGAATGCGTTGATCAGAGCTCCTCCGGTGGACGGGTACATGCTCATGAATTCACCTCCTGTGAGAGCGTCTGAATCTCCACCATCGCTACGCCATCGGGTGGAATCTTGTCACCGCGAACAATCGCCAGCTGGTCGATCTGGCTGTCATCGAGCCACACTCCGGCGTGGGTCAGACTGTCCAGCAGGGCTTTCATGCGGTTGTCGATGTCGGATCTGCGGTTGGTGGGGAAGTGCAGCCGGACCGAGACCCTGAGTTTTCCGGTCAGCTTCCGGTTGTGGATGCCCTGTTCCATGCAGGCCGCCTTGACCAGTGTCCGATAATTTTTCCCTTCGTCGGTCATGTAGACACTGGGGATATGCTTTCGGCCTTTCCGGATGACCCTGTGTTTCCAGACATGGTTCACGGTTGGCGGTAAGGGGAGAATTATTCTCATGCCTGACCTCCAGCCCTCGCCTTCCTCCGGTGGTTTCCCCTAAAGGGGAAAACCACCCGAAAAGGAGGAAGAGGCTCGTAAGGGCTCAAACAGATCGGAGGAAAACCGGAGGTAGAACCGGAGGAATCACTAAACCCTTTATTTTTAAGGGTTTGAGTGTTTTTTAATAACTTCGGAGGATGACCGGAGGAAGCACTGGAGGAAAGAATATTCTTTAAATTCTCCAAACGACCGGAGGATGTCATAACACATTGAAAAATAGGCATTTTACCTTTTTGTCTCCTCCGGTCTTTTTCTCCGGAGGAAGCAATTAAGGAGAAAGAGTGAGCTTTAAACATTGTTTACGTCCTCCATGAGATACACATAGTGTCCATCAATTCTTATGAGCCCAGCTGCAATCATGCGATCCTTTGTGCGACCAAAGTTTTTGTGTGATTTGAGCGGCCTATCAACTCCTACACATTCTTTTTTCCAGTGATCTGTTGCGACGTTAGCTTGATTTGCATCAGACCCACCGTTGGATAGGTTAAGCCTGTACTGCGCGTACATTTCTGCAAGAATCTCAAGGCAGCCAACTTGCTCAGCGCTTGGTCTTTTTCCGTTCTTTCTGGCTTGATTGACAATGTTCTTAACAACAGGCGCCTCGGTATTCTCCAGCACACAACTGGTCTGAACCTCGCCATCCTCATCACGCCAGGGCAGTTCTGTAATCTTGAGATTGAATTGCTTCGGATCGGGCTCGTCAGCGTCTTTCATCTTCTTGGAAGTAACCGTTACACTGTCGTCGTTTTTGACAACTGCGTATTCGGCATCGAGCGCAGCCTTTAAGGCAGAGTTTCCACGGGCCCGATCCTGATTACTGGTGCCGGTGTGATGGACGACAAGAACACAGCAACCCCATTTTGTTCTGAAGTGTTCGTCCAGATGCCGGACAAACTGGTTCATGTCCTGTGTGCTGTTCTCGTCTGCACCGCCGAAGTTACGGGCGAGGGTATCCACCACGACAACAGAAGGTACGATTCCGCCATTCTGTTCAATGATCTGATCAACGGCCTGAGTGACCTGTACTGCACTGGAAGCGTCGTACAGGCTCGCCGATGCCTTGCTGACATAGATGGGAGCGTTTGCCAGTGACGTGCTGTTCTCCATCTCCCACGCTTTGAACCGTCGGGACAGACCGTTGATACCTTCACCCGCCAGATAGAAGACTGCGCCTTGTCGTTTGATTTCCTGTCCGTGCCAGGGTTTGCCGGTTGCGATGCAGCACGCCATATCGATAGCTACAAATGATTTACAGCAGGCTGGTTGACCGAACATTAACGCTAAGGAATCAGTCTCCAGAAAGCCCTTGATAAGCCAGCTTATGGGCTTGGGCTGACTGATCATTTCCCCAACAGGCAGGAAGCTGAAACTGGAGGGCATAAAGCCGGTTGGGCATTTAAGTTGTTCCAGTAACAGATTAGGCGCTACTTGCTTTAGGTCGTTGAAGTCTGTGCCAGTGGTGCCGGGTGGAAACTGGGGAAAGACGACGGTTGCGCCGATTGCTTCAGCTGCCTTCATTGCGCAGGTAAGGCCGGGATTACCCTGCGTCGCACTGTCGTTGTCTGCTGCCATCAGAACGCTTTTGCCGGTCTGTTGCAGACGACGGGCGACGGCTTCAAGGTTGCCTTTGTCGAAGGCCACTACAGCACCGCAACCGGTTTCTTCGTGAATGGTTGCGGCTGTTGAGTAGCCTTCCGCTTCGTACAGAGTGTCGGTGAGCTCACCGATCAGGTGGAGGCCGCCGGCTTTTTTTCCGCCCGTCTTGTAACGCTTCTGGAACTCGCCGTTCTCGTCTTGCCAGATGTACTGGAGGCTACAGATATTGTCGTATTCATCGTGGATGGGGATCAGCAGGGTCTGTTCACGTTGTCGTATGCCGTGGGGCTTTACGTTTTTCAACATAAGATACGGGTGGTCGGGATCGGCGGCCCGGGCTTGTTCCCATTGTTCCTGACAGACTTTGGCGGCTTCTGCCCACACCCATTGTTGTTCCCGTTCCCGCTCAGCTTTGAGGAGTGCCATAACGCGCTCTTGCTGCTCGCGTTCTTCCGGTGTTAGCTCGCGACTGTCGTGCATTGACCAGACGTGTTTGTCGCCGCTCTTCCAGCTGCCAAAGGAACCAGCCGGATAACGCCCGCCATAGAGAACGTACCAGCCATTCTTTTTACCGGGCTTGTCACCTTCCACATGAAAGCGTTGAATTTTGCCATCGGCTATCAGGTCATCACGGCAAACAAGCCCTGCATCCTGCATAGCATTAGCGAACTGTTGGGCGAAGTCAGGCGATGCCCCGAACAAGATGGCCATGCTTCCCCCCTGATACTGAATAGGTCATAATGATCCCTGTTGATATGTAAAACCCCGTAACCTGTTGGCGCTGGTGCGGGGTTTTCTTTTTGTCTTTCTTATTCAGCTGAAGGGGTGCTGATCAACTGCTTTCTGCTAATCCTGCCGTCAGTTGCTTTTTCTATTTGAGTTGCGTAGCTGGTTTCACCAGTCCACTCAGTTCTAGGTAGTCGTCCTCTCTTCTCCCACTTCTTAACGGCTTGGTAAGTGACACCGCACACTGTGGCCAGCTTCTGCAGTCCGAGCATTTCAATAGCTTCAGTGATCCTGTTGTTTTTCATATTTCCACCTAGAATAAAACTATTGGTTATATAAATTATCAATAGAGATAACTGATAGTCAATCCTATAGTTTGAGAACATATAACTTTCAGTATTTAACGAGGGTGGTAACAGTGACTGCAAATGGCAGTGATGAGAGAGCCGATTTTGCCAAACGGTTAAACCAGGCTTTAGACAAAATTAACTTTCCGGTGAAAGGTAAAGGTAGGCAGCTGGAGCTGGCAAAAATGTTTGGCATATCTCAGCACGCTGCCAGAAAATGGCTTGAGGGTGAATCCATGCCTAATACAAAACGCTTGCCAGAGCTTGCAGGTCGGTTGCAAGTGACAACTGAATGGTTGCTTAGCGGTCGCGATCTGGGCCCATCCAAAACTGGAAATCTTTCTACTGTTGGAATCAACTTTGAGATAGCGCACAGTGTACCAATAATAAGCTGGGTTCAGGCTGGAGCCTTCTGTGACAGTGGTGGTCCTTGGGTAGTAGAAGACGAGACAACACAGCATGTAGCGCATTTCGGAAAACTGAGCGCCTCAGGTTTTGCTCTGGAGGTGCGTGGAGACTCAATGGTTAATCCTCATGCAGGGCAAGTGTCGTTTTTGCCTGGCTCTTTTGTCATTATCGAACCAGCTAAGGAAGCGAGTCCCGGCAACTATGTGGTTGTAAGGTTGCCAGGAACAAACGAGGTGACACTTAAGCAGCTTGTTAGTGATGCCGGTGAGTTATATCTAAAGCCGCTGAATCCACAATACAGTACACAAAAATTTCCTAAAGACGGGCATGTTTGCGGTGTGGTTGTAGGCATGCAGACAAATTTTTAGACGATAACCAGCCACCTTCTCCTGACTAAAGCGCCCTGCCACGGGCGTTTTTTTTGCGCAAAATACCCACCATCAACCAAAAGTATTTTTATTTCAAAAAAAATATAACCAAAAGTATTGACTGTAAAAATAACTAACAGTTATATTTATTTTCACAAGGTAGGCAGACAGACATCGGGAAGCAAAAGTCATGAAAAGGGATAAGGTTATTGGTCAGCTGAAAATTTACGCTAAAAAGGAAGCGGCTATTCAGTCAGTCATAAAGAGACTTAAAAGCGATATATCTGAACTTGAGCAGGAAGCTACCCAAATTAAAAACGATATCCTGATCAGGCATTCTGAGTTTAACACGCGTCTGTGGGAGTCTTTGCCAGTCGATGAGCAGGGTTCCTTCGAAGAAAAAATGCTTCCATTTTCATTCTATGCAGATGGCATTCTGGTTGAACTGACTGAAGATTATGAAGTTGCTGGAGATGTCGCTATCACTGCGATTCCAAATTTCTCCACTTCTGAAGAAATCACAATCATTGAAACTATTGGTAGTCGAATTACCCAGCTAAGAAAAGCTAAAGGCTGGAGCCAGTCTCATCTTGCAGGTGTTATTGAAATATGTACTGACACAAAAATAACTCAGCAAAGCATTCAGCAAATTGAAAGCGGAGAAACAAAGAATCCTCGCCATCTGGAAGACTTTGCGACGGCATTGGATGTATCTGAAAAATATCTTCGCTTTGGTGAAGATTGATTAAGTCACTAAAGCAGTAACCAAACCACAACAATAAAGGGAAAACCCCAAATGTCAAAAACAGACCTTGATTGTCTGGAGGATGCCTTCGTGCCTGAAAAAGACGAAGAGCGCCTTCAATTAACCGCTTCTACCCTGCTGGGGGATTTGATGGGGCTGGTAACGGATGAAGTTAAAGCCCTGCCTGATGTATGGCAAAAGCTTTCCGAACTCCAGCAGCAGGAAGTGATTGTTCGGGTTAAGAAGCAGTGTACAAACGCTGTCGCCCAAGCGGTTCGCATTATGGCAACCGGTGACCGTGTTTCTCTGCTCGCCACTGTAGACACGGTGACGTTTAAGGATGGTGTGAAGGCCGTTTTTAAAATGCCTGGTAACTCTCCCGGTCGCCACGATCTGGCAGACGCGGAAGGCGAAACCGTGATGATCGTCATTCCTGACACAGATGCCTATATGGGCGGTGAAGAACCTGAAGCGGATCCGGATCAGCCAGCTTTTGATTTGGATGGAGAAGACGTCAGCCAATTTACTCACTGATTAGAGCAAACCAAAGAAAACAATAAGCGCAGGAGCGTAAACCATGGAAGAGAAGAACGAAGTTCATATTCTGGATAAGCTGTCTTGGCAACTGGAAGAGGCCAAGCGCCATGAAAGCATGGCTCGTCAGGCTCGTCTGGAAGTTGAAGCCAAGATTCTGGAGACCGTCGGCGTGAAAGAGGAAGGCAGCGCCACGATCAAAAGCGACTTTTATAAGGTCACCACCACTGGCGGCATCACCCGCAGTCTGGACGCCAAGAAGTTTGAAGACATCAAAGGTCGTTTGCCACTGCATGTGGCTGAAAAGGTGGTTCGCCTGAAGCCCGAACTGGATGTTCGTCAGTTCAAAGCATTGAAAGATCTGAGTCCTGACCTGTACGCCATTATGGCGGAAGCCGTCACCAGCAAGCCCCGCAAAGCGTCTGTGAAAATTGAACGGCTGGAGGCGTCTGCATAATGGCTATCTCCCTTAACTCCATCAGTCGCGCCGCTGGCCTGAGTGCGCCCCGGGTGCTGATTTATGGCGATGCCGGTACCGGTAAAACGACAGTGGCCGCCGGTGCACCTGCCCCCATCTTTCTGCCCACTGAAGACGGCCTGGGAAAGCTTGTGGTTGATGCCTTCCCGATGCTCACCAGCTGGAGCAGTGTCATCGAAGCGTTGTCTGCTCTCTATCACGAAGAGCACCAGTTCCAGACCCTGGTGCTGGATAGCGTTGACCACCTGGAGCCGCTGATCTGGCAACAGGTCTGCATGGATCACAACAAAAGCTCTATCGAGGAGTTTGGTTACGGCAAGGGCTACGTGGAAGCCCTGACCCACTGGCGCACCCTGATGCAGTGGCTGAACGCCCTGCGTAATGAGAAAGGCATGGCCATCATTCTGATCGCTCACGCGGAGATCAAGCGGTTTGAGTCACCGGAAGTCGACAGCTTTGACCGCTACCAGATCAAGTTGCATAAGCGAGCCTCTGAACTGGTTCAGGAAAGCATGGACTGTGTCCTGTTCGCCAACTACAAGACAGTCGTCCAGAAAGAAGACAAGGGGTTCGGGCAGACCAAGAGCCGTGGTGTGTCCACTGGGCAGCGTTTACTTTACACCGAAGCCCGCCCCGCTTTCGTAGCGAAAAACCGCTACTCACTTCCGACTGAGATTCCTATGTCCTGGGACGCATTTAGTCAGGCACTCGGTCACTCATCCAACCCAACCCAAAACAACCCACAACCACAGGGAGAATAACCATGGCAGGTTTAGGATTTAAGGCTAACGACTACAGTCCCGCGCAAGGGTTCGAGCCTCTTCCCAATGGTGATTACATCGCCATGATCACCGAGTCTGAGCTGAAGCACACCAGGGCAGGCACTGGCCAGTACATCAAGTTCACTTGGACGGTGATGGATGGTGAATACTCCGGACGCAAGATCTGGAGCAATCACAACATCATCAACCCCAACCAGACGGCTGAAAAAATTGCCCGGGAAGAGATCAGCGCCATCGCTCACGCCATTGATCGTCCTGAAGCACGCACCACTGAAGAGATGGAAAACATTCCTTGCTCTATCACGTTGACTATCAAGCAGGAAGACGGACGGGATCCTTCCAACGTCATCAAAAAATGGGAGGCCATTAACGGTGCGGGCTTTCCAGCCCAGCAAGCCCCAGCCCCTCAGCAACCAGTGCCCGGACAGCAGCCTCAGCCTACAGCGACTCCAACAGCTCCACCGCAGCGAATGGCGCCAGCGCAAACGGCTCCTCAGCCCGCCACGCAAGCGCCGCCGGTAGCGCCTGCACCACAGGCACCGGCACAAACCACAGCACCGGCAGGTGCGCCCCCATGGGGACAGCGACAGTAACGGACGACGCCCCTCTGATATTCAGAGGGGAAACCCCAATTAATGAAGGACTGCACCACCATGAAAATTCCAGAAGCTGACAGCACCATTAAGCGCATCTACCGGCACTACGAAGCCAATGCCGACAGCGGGTTCCGTCCACACCTTGGAGCCTCTTTAATCGGTAAGCCTTGCGCCCGTGCGCTCTGGTATGACTTCCGGTGGTGTACGCCTGCCAGTTTTGAAGGTCGCATGTTGCGGCTGTTTGAGACTGGGCAGGTTGCAGAGCCACGGTTCGTTAAGAATCTGGAAGGAGCTGGTGTAAAGGTCTACGAAGTGGATCCACAAACCAACCAGCAGATACGGGTGAGTGCTTGCGCTGGGCACTTCGGCGGTTCCATGGATGGTGTCGGTATTGGCTTTGTGGAAGCGCCCAAGACCTGGCACGTCATCGAGATGAAGACGCATTCCGAGAAGTCGTTCAAGGATTTGCAGAGTAAAGGCGTTGAGGAGTCCAAGCCCCAGCACTACGCACAAATGCAGGTGTATATGCACCTTGCTCACGATGGTCCCCTGACCAGAGCCTTTTATATTGCCGTGAACAAGAACACCGACGAGCTGTACGGCGAGCGCATTAAATACGACAAGAATAAGGCAACCGAACTGGTCAACAAGGCCGCCACCATTATCGCCAGTGACAGACCACTGGATAAATTGAACGAAGATCCTACTTGGTATCAGTGTAAGTTCTGTGATCATTCACCGGTTTGTCATGGTCAACAAGCACCAGCGGTTAACTGTCGAACCTGCCTGCACAGTACACCCGCAGACAATACCCAGTGGCACTGCGCCCGTTACAAGTGTGCCATCCCTGAAGAAAACCAGCGTACTGGCTGCCAGTCACATCTTTATATACCCGATCTGTTGTTTGGCTTCGCTGACGTAGTTGACTCCGGCGAGTACTGGATTCGCTACAAGCTGAAAAGCACTGGTCAGGAGTTTGTGACAGGTGAAGCACCAGAGCAGTTGAGTTCCTGTGAGATTAAGGCAGTGGAGCAGAAAGAGTTACTGGGTGATCCGAACGTGCAGGGTCTTCGGGAGACGTTTCAGGCTGAGATTGTAAAGCGATAAATCACAACAATAAGGATAAGCAACCCATGCGATTAAGTATCAAATTAAAAGACGACATGCTGACCAATGCGCTTGAAAGCATCTTTGGTAAAGAAATGGATCGGCTTAATAAGCGGCTGTTGAAAATGGTGGAATCAATGCTTCCACTGCATGAAAAAAGCATTGGTCCATGGAAGGAGATTAACAACGAATTTATCTCGCTTTCTCAAAATGCCAGTCTTGAGACTGAGAACAAGAACGGATATCACAAAACCCTTGAACTTAGGTTTGTAGATTCTGGATGTCGTAAGATTCGATACAGAGGTAATCCTGAAAACCTTTTAACCGATACTGTTCCATTACCTTACGCGGTTCCTTACCGAATCAGATACAGCAGCAGGGTTTACCTGCGACTAAGCACCCTTCTAAAGAAACATCCTGCCAAGCTTCGAAACATTGAAGAGCATACCAAGAAAGTTGAGCAGCTGATGGAACGGTTCAAAGAAACCCGCTTTGAACTTATCCAACTGATGAACTCCTGCAAAACTGTCAAACAACTTCAGGAAGCATGGCCTGAAGGTATTGAGAAAGGAATCATTGAAATTCCCCAGCCACAGCAAACCCCGAACCTGCCAATCGCAGTACACAACCTGAATGAAATGGTGTTTGGCAATGACGGTAAGCGCGGAACATGAGTTCCTGCGCTGGATCGACGAACAGGACGAATTAGAAAAACAACACGTTATCAACAGGCTATTCAGGGATAAAAACAATGAACAGAAAGTTCGAAGGCATTACACAGATTATCGAGGGGTACGGGTTCCATTCCGGCAACGTCAAGCCAGAAAAAAAGGGCGAGTTTATTGGCTTTTCTATCGAAAATGGCATCTGTCTGACAATGTTTGTCGAAGGCCGGTTTTTTCCGGAGGTCGATTACTGGTTGCCGATGACGGGGATCAATAACGCGGTGACTCATCCCGAAGGGCTGGAGGATAAGTTTGCTGGTCAGGCGTTGTCAGCATTGCTAGGTCAAAGCAACCCCTTATTAAATTACTGCGAAGAGTTCTCTGAAAGAGAAGTAGCCAAGTTCGCTTTTGGTTATGCAGATGCGATGCTCGCTGAGCGCAAGGCCAGAAAGGAGCAGGACAATGGCCTTTAATCTGCGCTGGTACCAGGGCGAAGCCATTGCGGCGATCTATGAGTACTTCGCCAGAGCGCAGGGCAACCCGCTGGTGTGCGTCAGCACCGGCGGGGGTAAGTCGGTCATTATCGCTTACTTCATTCAGCAGGTGATGGAAGCGTGGCCCAACCAGCGCATTCTGGTATTGGCTCATGTGAAAGAGATTCTGGAACAGAACTTTGACAAGATCACCAGCATCTGGCCATTGGCTCCCGCTGGTGTTTACTCCGCAGGCCTGAACCGTCGTGATACCGATTCCGCCATTCTGTTTGCGGGTATCCAGTCAGTTCACAACAAGGCGTTTGATCTGGGTGCGTTTGATCTGGTGATCGTGGACGAGTGCCACCTGATCAACGCCGACAAAGACGACACCATGTACACCGGTTTCTTTCGGGATATGAAGCTGATGAACCCGAACGTTAAGGTGATTGGTTTTAGTGCTACACCATACCGGATGAAATCAGGACTACTGACTGAAGGTGACAATGCCCTGTTTGATGAAGTGGTGTACGAAACTGATATTCAGCGGCTCATTGATGAAGGTTTTCTGTCACCACTGGTGACAAAGGGTGGTACTGAAAAAATTGATATGACCGGTGTTCGTACCCGTACCGGCGAGTTTGTCACCAAGGATCTGGAAGACGCTGTTCATAAAAACGATGTCACCGAGAAAGCCGTGACCGAGATCCTTCACTACGGGAAGAACCGTAAAGCCTGGTTAATCTTCTGTGTCAGTGTCGCCCATGCGGAGGAAGTGAAAGAGCTGCTGGAGTATGAAGGCATTACTACTGAATGCGTCCATGGTGCTACACCCGCCATCGAGCGCGAGCGCATTCTCAGGGATTACAAAGCAGGCAAGATTCAGGCGCTCACCAGTCAGGGGGTTTTAACCACCGGTTTTGATGCGCCACTGACGGATATGATTGCTCTGTTGCGTCCTACCAAGTCGCCCGGCCTGTATGTGCAGATTATGGGCAGAGGCCTGCGGATCAGCCCGGAGACTGGCAAAACCGATTGTCTGGTTCTGGACTATGCCGGCAACGTCGAAAGACACGGCCCCATTGACCGTATCAACGTAGACAGCATTCGTCGTAAGCGTAAGGGTGTAAAAGGTGAAGCCCCTATGAAGGAATGCCCGGAGTGCCACACCTTTGTACTGGCATTCGTTCCTGCTTGTCCGGATTGCGGTTATGTCTGGCCACAAAAGCCCCAGCATGAAGAAACCGCTTCGAATGCTGCCGTACTGGCTGACCAGGTAGAGGCTGAATGGCACGACGTAGAAGACGTGTTCTACGACAAGCACGAGAAGAAAGACAAGCCGCCATCGTTGAAGGTGACATACCGTTGTGGCTTCGACTCTTTCAGTGAGTGGGTCTGCTTTGAGCACACAGGCTATGCCCAAAACAAGGCGCAGGTGTGGTGGTTCCAGCGAGCAGGCTTTCAGGCACCTTGCCCCCGTACCGTGGATGATGCCGTTGACCGGATCAGAGAACAACAAATTCCATTCCTGGCACCCAGCCGGATACAGGTCAAACCCGAAGGCCGTTTTCAGCGCATTCTGAATGGGTGAAAGTCTCATACTGACCATTTTTTCTGGGCTTGCCGTCCGTGGTTTATACAGCAGCTACAAATTTTCTCTGGACTTACATAGGAACGGCCAAACACCGCTATGATCGTTACTGTAAAAGATACCGCAACAGTGAAAGGCCGCCCCGATGCAAGTATGTCAGCCACTAGCTGAAGCCGCCAATTTTTCTTGTCATGCTATCCAACAGCTTGAGCAAAAACTGGCCGTTCTTCGTCAGGAACACAGCCCAATCAAGCACTTTGAAGACTATGAAGGTGAGATCCATAAACTCTTTATCGAAGCAGAGCAAAGCGTTCTGGCAGAAGACCTGACCGGGCTTGATATTGACGTTCCTGCGATTGAGGTAAGCGGTGTCTGTTACCATCGGGTGTTGCGATCTTCAGAAACTTATCAATCCGCTGTCGGCCCTGTCCGGGTTTTGCGTACGCTCTATCGTAACGGTAAGGATCACTCTATCATCCCTTTGGAGCTACAGGCAGGTATTGTAGAGGGGTATTGGACACCAAAAGCAGCTAAACAAGCTGTCTGGATGGTTGCGCAAATGCCTCCCGGAGAGGCTAAAAGCCTACTTGATCTGATAGGGAACATGACGCCCTCGGAAAGCTCTCTGGCCAGACTACCCAAAAAGTTCAATGCGCAGTGGGAACCCAATAGGGAAGCCTTTGAAGACTTTCTCTGGGAAAGCGTCAAGGTTCCTGAAGAAGCTGTGACTGCCGCCGCTTCTCTTGATGGCGTCATGTTGCCGATGAAAGATGGTAAACGTCAGGAAAAGCGGGAACAGAATAGAGTCGATGGCAAGCGAACCCGTGGCCCTGCTGGCTGTCAGGAGGCCAGTTGTGGAACATTGTCGTTTTACGATGCACAGGGTGAACGCCTCTCAACGGTCAGGATGAGTCGAATGCCTGAAAGCAAGAAAGTGACTTTGAAACAATCACTCTCCGCACTCCTGAGCGAAGCTCTTCGACAGAGGCCAGATCTGACGCTTGTTAAAGTCGCTGATGGGGCAAAAGACAACTGGACCTACCTTGCCAATGAACTCCCTGAAGGTCACGAGGTTGTAGACTTCTATCATGCCGCAGAGCACCTGAAGAAAGCGTTTGACCTGTCCTATGGTGAAAACAGCAACAAATCCAGAGAAAAGTTCATCACCTATCGCCACATCCTCAAAGAGGAGCCCGAAGGTGTTGAAAAAGTCATCAAAGCTCTGGCTTACCAGCATAAACGACACCCTCGTCGATCGAAGTTGAAAACAGAGCTGGAGTACTTCAGAAGTAATCGAACCCGCATGAACTATGCTGAACACTTGTCGCACAACTTGCCAATAGGCTCAGGGGTTATTGAGGCTACTTGTAAAACCTTGGTAACGCAGCGAATGAAGTGTTCTGGAATGAGGTGGCGGCATCCCGGAGGCCAAGGTATTTTGACAGCAAGGTCATTAATTCAGAGTGGCATGTTCGACAATGGCTGGAAGTTACTGGCGGTGACCTACTGCGCCAAGGTCACGGAAGTGGGTATGGACAATGTCATCCCATTCCCCATGCAGAAAGGTGACTTGGAATTATAGTACCAGTCAATATGAGACTTTCACCCTTCTGAATCACGATCTGACACCTGTTATCGGTACACCCAGCGAGTGGAACGACAACCCAGCCACTAAACCCAAACAGATGGACATCACTCCTGCAGAGGATGAATTTGCAGACGCCCGGGCAGCCTTGGGTGATGACGACGATGACGAGTGGAACAAAACCATGGACGACCTGTGGAGTTCAGCCGGACAGGTTGTAGAAGACGACAAGGTACCGTTTTAGGAGTTTCGGATTATGGACAGCAAGAAAATAAGACAGGCTTTGCAGCTGGCGCAGGAATACATCCTGATGCCGGAAGGCCACAAACCCAATCGGCAGGTAGTGATCAGGGAGTTAAGAGCCGCCATCGAGGAAACCAAGAAGCAGGAGAAGGATCATGAATAACCGAAACGCACTCCAGAACATCGCTGAAGATCTGGTTCGTATGGAAGGCATCAGCCGTTCAATCGTTAGCGATAACCAGAGAGTATGGCGAGAAGGTTCAGTTCTGATTTTCAGTTCAGGGCCTAATCGAATTTATCTTGCCAGCAGTTGCTCGGCTGCAGACCGGGCAATTAAAAAGCTCATCGCGGCATCACGGTAGTTGAGTATGGACGTACCAGTGTTTGCCACCAAACGGGACCTGGATCTGATCCATGTACGGAAGCTGGCGAAGAACTTCCGCAAAGACCAACTGTCTGATGCTGACGGCGAACAACTGGCTGGCGATCTGGAAGCGTTAAACCGGTTAAAGACCAGCAGCCTGATCAGTAACTACGAGTCGATTCGATGTGAGAAACGGATCTACAAACGTTATCAGGCATTGGTTCGGGAGTATGGGCATAAAGTCAGGAAGCAGGCAGATGGAAATAACGTATGACAAACACGGGCGGATGAATTATCACCCGGACTTTCATTTTAATCAGAAGAAACCGTGGACGACGACAGACGAAAAATTCCTGATTGATATGTACGAAAGAATTGGTCCTGATCAGGTTTCTTTGTATTTGGGTCGCACTATTCACACGGTTATGACCAGGGCGTATCAATTAAGAAAAAATGGATTGATGCCAAAAAGGTCAATTAAGAAGCATTTTCCCAGGAATGGTAATTGAGGATCAAATAATGAAAATAGAGTTAAAGGAATGTCCGCTTTGTGGGAGTAAGGCGTATTTAGATAGAAAAACATCAGCTGTTCATTGCTCCAACTGTTGTACAAGATATCTGGCCTCTGCTGTTAAATACCCGGACTTCGATCAAGCTGCTATTGATCATTGGAATAAACGTTATTTCCCGGAAGGTTGTACACCAGCTGATGCCAGACACTTGCGGGAGGCTAATTGGGATTTGGCTAAAGAGAAAGAAAAGATGGAGTTACTTCTTTTTAAGTTTGTAACCGAGTACGGCGAGCGTGAAACAGAGAAAAACTCAGACGAGTTAAAGCCAGTAGGAAAACAACGCTGTTTAATTATGCGTCAGTGTATGCGTGAGTTGGGGATCAAATAATGAAAACACCTTTCAATCCAAGCACTAGAGCAGCCAAACGAGTTAAAAACCCATTGCCAAAACCGGAGAGCTGTAATTGTTGTGGTGGTTCCGTTGAGATTGTTCGTAACAGTGAAATATACAACGGTCGTAGCTTTGGTCAATGGCCGTGGGTTTATCTCTGCCGCAGTTGTGGCGCTTACGTTGGCATGCACCCGCTGACAGATATTCCATTAGGCACACTGGCAAATAGGGAAACACGCATAGCCAGAAAGCGCAGCAAGGCACCTTTTGAACTTCTGCATAAAACCGGAAAGATGACCCGGTCTGAAGCCTACCGTCGTCTGGCTGAAAAACTGGGTATTGAAAAAGGGCAGTGCCATTTCGGCTGGTTTGATGTGGCGATGTGTGAGCGGGCTGAAGTGGCAGTCAGGGAAATACTTTTGGATTAGAGCTGGAGAGAAGCCTGCCCTTACCCGATTTATCTGCCGATTGGCAGGGAGCTGAAAACATGGACACCAACAAACCGAGAAACGTAGATCATGCGTTCATCACGAACGGACAGGAGAACCCCGACGAGCTTATTACTCTTTTGAACGATGCAGCCAAGCAAATACGAGAATTGGAGCAAGAGAATAAGCAGATAAATGAAAAGATCGAGAATGCAAAGAACTGTCTGGTAGCTGCCGCTATCGGTGATCCGTTTGAAGTTATTCAGATAACTTTGGACATACTCGAATAAGGCAGATAACGCCGTTTTCACCTGCCGCCGGAGGCGGTCTGGTGGAAAACTTTGGTAGGTGGCTGATTGGTACAAAGTAGAGGGTAGAATAGAATGGAACAACGAATAGTTTGTGCAGCAGTTGAGATTGACGGCTTTATTGTTACTGGCTACAGGCATTACGATCAGATAATGAATGCAGTTATCGACAAAGTTTTTACGGAAAAACAATTTAATCAGTTGATGCGTGATGATCTGATACGTGATGGCTTCATTGATAATCGTGGTGCATTTCTTGACCGAAAAGCAGCATGGGAAATTGCATTAAAAAATAAACAGATTATTAGAGACTTGCCAAGCGCAGGTGCGTTGTTTAGTGAAAACCTTTATTAAGCCACATACCGCCGTTTTCACCTGCCGCCGAAGGCGGTCTGGTGGAAAACTTTGTTATACGCAAAATGACAAACCCAATGGGGAAAACATGGAAAGAATTGAAGGTAGTGTGCAAGTAAAAGTAATGCCAGGAATGAAAGCAAGAATTAACCCTGAAGAAATTGAAGGAAAGAAGAACAAAGGCAAAGAGTTTGTAATTGCCAGTGAGCCTAGAAACCTTTGCGGAACTATAATTGTCGCATTAGATAATTTAGACGGGAGTCGTTTCAGCCCTGCATATGATTTGTCGATGCTTGAGATAACTGACGCAAGCGTATAACGCCTGCTTCAGCCGCCGAACGAAGTGAGGTCGGGTGAGCGCAGCGAACGAACTGGAAGCATTTGTTAGGTGCTTTGGCACGATGCCTGAAAATTAACGGAAAAAATTATGTTTGATCTTGATCTTGAACCCGTCGAAGAAGCATCTATCAATGAGGATGCCGCTAAAATCATTATGCAACTTGAAGCATGGTTTGAGTCTCGAACTGACAAACTTCAGGAGATTGCCAGAAGTCAGCCAGACACAGTAAGGATCAATGACTTTGAAAACAGCGACCCTGATTTTATCAATGGTTTTAAAGCTGGACTCATTGCAGCAGTGGAAGTTATGGGAAAATTCCCTGTAAACGTGGAGTAGCGGGAGGCACATAACGCCTGCTTCAGTGGCGTGCCGTAGGCACGTCCGCTGGAAGCATTTGTTAGATGCATGGCAGAGGACTTAATTAGGGTGAAAAATGAGCAAACTGCTTGGTAAATACGACTACTGGATTGTAGATCAAGACGATGAACTTGTTTGGCAAGGAGAATGTCGGGATCAAGCCAGAGAGGTCATCGACCGCATTATTGATAGGGAAGATGGGTATTACTATCTGTGTGAACGGGACGTGGGAATAATTATGGAAGGTGGCGACCTTGATAAAGAACCGGAACCCATCAGTAGCAACTAACGCCTGCTTCAGCCGCCGCCGAAAGGCGGTCGGGTGAGCGCAGCGAACGAACTGGAAGCATTTGTTATGTGCATGGTACGGAGTAAAGGAGAAGAAAAATGAAATTGGTTGCAGGTACAGATAGAGTACATGATGATTTTTTGCACGAATCTTTATTGAAAGCCTTTGTTTGGGGAGCTGTCGATGAAGGCAAGGCCGTTGGTCAGTTAGTTCTAACTGAAGAACTGGGTATTGATCCTGAATATGATTACCCTCCTGGTTCAATTCTTCCGGGTGTATGTATGTATCAATTTAACTTGGATGAAGTGGTTGAATCTTTCATTGAGCTATATGAAGTTTTGCCCGACGGGAAGTTCCAAGACAAAAACCACGATAAAGCAAAACAGATGATTGCTAATTTAAGAAAGCTGGCAGACGAAGTAGAAACCCGAATAAGCACATAACGCCGTTTTCACCTGCCGCCGAAGGCGGTCTGGTGGAAAACTTTGTTATACGCAAAATGACAAACCCAATGGGGAAAACATGGAAAGAATTGAAGGTAGTGTGCAAGTAAAAGTAATGCCAGGAATGAAAGCAAGAATTAACCCTGAAGAAATTGAAGGAAAGAAGAACAAAGGCAAAGAGTTTGTAATTGCCAGTGAGCCTAGAAACCTTTGCGGAACTATAATTGTCGCATTAGATAATTTAGACGGGAGTCGTTTCAGCCCTGCATATGATTTGTCGATGCTTGAGATAACTGACGCAAGCGTATAACGCCTGCTTCAGCCGCCGCCGAAAGGCGGTCGGGTGAGCGCAGCGAACGAACTGGAAGCATTTGTTATGTGCATGGTACGGAGTAAAGGAGAAGAAAAATGAAATTGGTTGCAGGTACAGATAGAGTACATGATGATTTTTTGCACGAATCTTTATTGAAAGCCTTTGTTTGGGGAGCTGTCGATGAAGGCAAGGCCGTTGGTCAGTTAGTTCTAACTGAAGAACTGGGTATTGATCCTGAATATGATTACCCTCCTGGTTCAATTCTTCCGGGTGTATGTATGTATCAATTTAACTTGGATGAAGTGGTTGAATCTTTCATTGAGCTATATGAAGTTTTGCCCGACGGGAAGTTCCAAGACAAAAACCACGATAAAGCAAAACAGATGATTGCTAATTTAAGAAAGCTGGCAGACGAAGTAGAAACCCGAATAAGCACATAACGCCGTTTTCACCTGCCAGCCGAAGGCTGGTCTGGTGGAAAACTTTGGTAGGTTCACGAATTGCACGAAAAAAAAGGAAAACAAAAATGCCAAAATATAGAAAGAAGCCTGTTGTCGTTGAAGCAAGCCAGTGGTTCAAAAATGGCGACCATCCAAATGACAACTGCCAGATACTTGAAACAGGACAGATATTAACTGAGGGTCATGTGGTTCGGGGCTACCGAACTCCTGATTTAGACGCAGAAGTTGATTGTCAATACTGCAACAACATCATGGAAGTTCACGGCTGGATAGACACAATGGAAGGCGGTCACATTGTCTGCCCTGCCGACTGGATTATTACTGGCATTAAAGGTGAATATTATCCTTGCAAGCCAGACATATTTGAACAAACGTATGAACTCGCTGAGTGAACATACCGCTTAGTAGTTACCCAAGGCAGGAATTACAGTTATTTATCCGTATTTCCTGATCAGGCAACATAACGCCTGCTTCAGCCCATACATGGATAATGCACGTCATTATCCATCAGATATAATCATGGATAAGCAGTCGTAATCCGGAAGGTTATAATTCATTGCCAGATGGGGCGGTCAATGCCATCAATATTTTCTGAAATCTGCATAAGCCTGCACCACCATTTAGAATAAGCCTCGGCCTGTTCATCAATGTATAGGTGTTGGTCATAGGTTTGCCACTCACCTGGGAGCTTATGCCCAAGCATGATCTCGGCAACATGGGGAGCGGTCAGAGTAGACCACTTGGTACGGGCTGTTTTCCTGAGGTCATGTACTGACCAGTGCTCCATTTCAATGTCCTTATTTTTTCTAAGCCACTGCATAATGTTGTATGGAAGGGGTAGGGGTGAGGATTTTCCCATCATTTTGTTAGAGCCACTATTAGTGAACACATAAGAGCTATCCTTGCTTAGCTGTACTGCTTGCTCAATCAATGGCTTTATTTCCGGGATGATGGGACGGATAAGTGGCATTCCCGTACTGGAACCTAATTTGTGATCACTGGGCGGTACAGTCCAGATCATATTATCAAGGTCAAATCCACTCTTCTTGCTCTTTCTAAGCTCACCGTTTCGGCACCCAAAAACGAGACACAGTATCAAGAATAATTTGTTCTTATGGGACATTCTTGATTTGTGAATAGCTTCCCAGACCTGTCTGATCTCACTATCAGAAAGAGAGCGCTTTATAACGCCTTTTTTGATCTGAAGATCAGCTTTAGCGTTAATAGCGGCTAAAGGATTTGTGTCGATAATGTGTCTGGTTACAGCCCAGTTAAGCATCTGTTTGGCGTTTACCAGTATCCGTTCAGCGATGGCCGGAATGGTTTCAACAAGCTTTTCCAGAATATTCAGCCAGTCCATGGTTGTAACTTGCTTGGCTGGAAGGTGTCCGATTTTTGGAAGAATATGGATTTCAAAGGATCGGTTAATTTCGATGTGACTCTGTTTGCTTTTCTTGCAGTAGCTTTTGTACCAGAGGCGGTAGAGATTCTCCAAAGTGGTTGCGGTAATGATCGCTTGTTTCTCTAACTGTCGTACCACTGCGGGATCGTGACCTTGTTCCAGCTTTCTCCTGAGCCGAGTATTTTCCTCTCTGGCTTCCTTTAAAGTGATTAAGGGGTAACTGCCAATATCCAAGCGCTTAGGTTTACCTGCATAGCGATATCGTATTTGAAAGACAATTTTCCCTTGCGGCGTCACCCGTACACTCAGCCCGTCTCTGTCTGCGACTTCGTCCCGCTTGTCTCTTTTCTTGCCGTTATTGGCTTTAAGCCAGGTGTCCGTGATAGCCAT